TAGCGAATCATGATGATTAATAAATATTTAGTATTGCATAGCGGTGACCGCATTTATATGTCAACACATAACGTATTATGTATTAAGCAAAGCACCCAGTATTTTAACGACACTCTAAGTGGGCAAATAGTTTTGTATGAAAAGTCTATTAGAGACTCAGCTAGTCATATTGAGCTAATACCTGAACATAAGGATAGGTGAGGTGGAAATTAATGATAAGGTCTACTGGTTTAATGGCAAAGGTATTGAATACACTGTAGTGTATTACGGCATTATAACAGCAATTGAACAAGATTGTTATCAAGTATTTTCTCCTAATAAACCTAATTTTATTACTATAAATAAAAAACATGTGTTTAGTCGAAGCAGCATAAATAAAATTCTTATTAAAAAGCGTAAACAGTGGGCTAAAGAGTATCTCCAACAGGCTAAAGACGCTGCGCAAGATATGGCGGAAACTTTGGTAACTATAGGGGGCAAAACATGGAAAGATTTACATAATGAAACAGAGGGTAAATGAAATGAATATTTTAATTAAAGACTTAAGTAGATTAAATAGTGTAGTTTACGATATTCGCAACAGTAAGCAGCTAGGTAAGTACACACTAAGATCAGATTCTTGGGATAAAGATAAATTCTATGAGATTAATAATTACATAGATTCAACAGGTATTTATAAGTCTGTGTTAAGGTTAGCTTGGACTGCTAAGAGTTGGGGCGGAGGTGGGTCTAAACTTAACTAAGTGTTGTGCTCACCATCTTTAGCTTTTAGCTCATCTAAATTAATCGGGGCGTAGTTATGATCCACGAATGATTGTACACTCGCCCCATCTATGAACATTTGCCCTCTTTCAGCACCTAATACATCCTTAATAAAATCATCACTCTGATCGCGTAGCCATGTGTTGTAAGTAGTACTAGCTTTAACTTCCTCAGTTCCATCACTACCCCTACTTGGTCGCACTGCGCCAGGTGAACTTACTGAATACTTAGGATCAATCACACCTATGTAAGTACTACGGCACCCCCAGTGATAAGGTGGCGCTTCAAAACTATCTTTATCAAATACTTGTCCATCTAATGCAGCGCATTCTAATGTAGTCCTATCATCTAGTGTAGCTACTACTTGATAACCAGTGATTAAGTCACTATTCTCTTGATAAAAGCTTTCTTTAGCTGAATTAGACACGTAGTTAGTAACTGTTCTAGCTACCGCATTCGCTTGATTTTTAGTTATCTTTTGTAGTGCTATTTCAGCTATATTGTCGGATATTTGCTGATTAGTTTGCCCAGTAGCATAGCCTTGTCTAATACTATTAATAATAGCACCGGCTATTTTAACTCCAAACTTCTCTAATGTGTCACCTACTGTTTTAGCACCTACTCCAGTACCTATCTTAGTATCAATAATACTAGTAAATGCAGCAGCATTAAGTTGGGCAGTAGTAGGCACTACAGTTTCAAAACCTACTTTAGTAGAATTAGCAGCTTGATTAATTATGCGATCAGTAAATGCAGCTTCATACTTAACTAATTCTTTTAAGTCTTTAGTTACACCATTAACCATTGATTTAGTTAATGCATCTGCATACTCTTTGAATGCGGTAAGCATCTTAACGTACCTGACCTTATTTAATTCAGTGCCAGGCATTAAGTTATCTATTTTATGTTGTAAATTATATATGAATGCTAGTAACTGTTTAGTTTGAGTACCAGCATAACGTTGTAAGAATATTTGATGCCGTGTAGTGGCATTAATCATTCTACGTCTAGTTGACATTATTCAGCCTTATTAGGTGGAGCAATAGGCTGTTTATCCCCGAACTGCCCTAGTTGCGGAGCTAAATCACTAAAAGGATTCTCAGTATCTGCTTCAGCAGCTAAAGCTTCTAGGTCTTCATTAGCGTCTAGTAAATTAACTGATTGCAAGTATTGCAAGTATATTCGTTTAGGTATGGCACCACCATTCATTGCAGCAAGTAATTGCGCCATAACTAATGGGTCATTAATCTTATCTAAAAACTCGCGTGATAATTGAAGGTACACATCTTTAGGTGTGTTACCTACAAATTCATCACATATTGCGATATGCTCATTTAATGCGTCTTCAACATTACCTACTATTGTGTTAAGTAATGATATCTTCTCACCCATGTTTAACTTAGTAGTATCAGCACTTATATTAGTAGGTGTACTAGTAACTATGTGAGCACCCATCATTATCATTTGCTCTTGTTTCTGATTCATAGCTACTGCAGCCTCCTGGGCTGGGGCTAATTGCACTACAGTAAATGAGCCAGTCTCACCAACAAAGTAACCCTCATCAGTACCTAGTATTAACGGCCTATTCTTATAGTATTCACCAAAATCATCAATGCTAGACTCGACTACTAGCGTCCCTCTACCGTATTTCTTAAGGTTATCCTCATACACAGCAGAATTCCTAAGATGCCCGATGTTCAAATCAACTAATGACTCTAATGGGCACACGTCACAGTGTGGGTCATTATTTTCTGAGCCAATAAAGGTAAAAGGTATCTTAGTTAGTTTCTTACCATTAGCCATAGGTGGAAAAGGTTTAACAGCCTCAGAGCCATCGGCTCTTAATTCTGATTGAATATAGTATCCAGCCTCATCTAGCTCTAATACTAAGTATTGGGTGCATGTTTTCCATGTGAATTTGTCTGTTACATCAGGCGCAGCTACTGACTTACTAATAACTACTAATGATAGTACCTCAACACCGTTAACTATTCTAGTTTTCCAGTTAAATGCACATTCAGACTCGAATGTATACATTCTAGGCCCTAGCTTCATAGCTTTCTGAGTAGCTTTATCTAGTGTAGGGTCAACATTAGGGTAATCAGTAAATAAACCTATTCTACCTTTAGCTACACACTCACTAATTAGTTTCTGCTTAAGCTGATCAAGCGATAGTTTATTACCAGTAACATCTTTAAGTAAGTATTCTAGTTCAGGAGGTAACTCTTCTAGTGTAGCAGGTGAGTTAAGAGCTAGAGCTACAATAGCATTCAGGGTTTGCAATGCAAAGTTAATAAATACGGCACCTTCTCTATATAATCTACAACTACGTTCAGCTAAGTAGTCGCGATTAGCGTCATACATAGGGTGACGCCTAGCAAATCTAGGCTCAATATCATAAATATAGCTTTTGGCCCTAGGGCCACCTTGTAGAATATCATCAATCTTGCACCAAGTACCTACTTTATTCGTATACTCAGGGTGTCTGTCAGTTACTGGCATTAATCTATCCCCCACGGGTTACTAATCTGATGTGCATCAAAATCAAACTTACCTTTAGCCGGGAATACCCGATCAAGGAAGTAGCCTAGTCCAGTACTCATGTGCTGGTATTCTTTATGGTCTTTAGTTGATTGTTCCTCTATAACTGTAGACCCTTTCTTAAATTGTGTAGTATCTAACGACTTATCATTATACGGTGCCATAGTAGGGTTTACAAATAGACTAACTTCACCAGCGGCATTAAGTATCTTAGCATTAACTGCATTATGCCTATCTTTAATGGCAGGATTAGCAGCCTTAACACGTTTAGTTACTGCCCATCCATACTTTTTAAACTCAGTTACCATTAAGCTATACTCACTATCTAGTCCATGCTTAGCACCATTAGAACCACTACTATCTCCATACAAGTAAACTACTTTCTTTCTATGGTCTTTATAGCGTTCGCAGAATTCAATCACATTCATATAACCTTTAGCACCTTCAAGAACAATTTCATCAAGTACAAGTACGTCAATACCACGGATAACAGCAATACCGTGGGACATAGGGGTAAAATTAAAGTCACAATAATAATGAATTTCCTCATCAGCTGTAATAAGTTCATCAGTATAATTTTTAGGCCCGTAGTCTTCATATATTCGCCCACTACTTGTTTCGAATGTTGCTCTATATTCTTGGTTAAACTGCTTAGGCGACATAGAGCGCATAGCAGCATCTAGTGTATCCTTATCTAATACAACGGCACTTTCCCAATGGTAAGCTGCCCATTCTGGATCAGTACCTATTTTAGCATATTTAAACCAATCATAAAAGTGGTTTCTACCATCAGGCTTACCAATTAGCCAGCACCAGGCTTTATAGCCTGGATTACGCCTATCTTTAGTATCTAGTGCTGGCCTAACTGAATTAACCCATGCGCTTTCTTTAATGTACGCGCACTCATCAATTATTCCACCTTTCCATAATACCCCTTCAATACGCTTAGGCTTATCTAGCCCTAATAAATATAGCTTAGCACCATTATTAAAATAATAAATTAGCTTAGACTCACTAGGATCCTTAACTGGTTGCGTTATCGCACCCATTTCTTTAATATCATCCCAGTAAATCATTTTAACTTGTGAGTAAGTAGGTGCTGCAATAAAGTAGTTACCTGGGGCATCCATACATGCTTTAAGTATTCTACGCTTAGCACGCTCAGTCTTACCAGACCGCCTACCGGCAGCTACTATAATAAATCTAGTCCTATCAGCAACTAATTTCATCTGCTCTTCAACAGGGTCTAGCTTATACCACCTACTAGCAGCCTTTTCTAAGGCTATATTTTCACTCACTCATTAATCCGGCAATGCTTTAGATATAGCAGCGAGTATCTTTTGTGCTGCATCCGCATCAGGATCAGCAGTAATACCTTGAAACTCTTCATGCTGGCACTTAAGCCAGAATATAGTTGAGGCAGGTATATTTAATGTAGTTGCTTGATAAAATAAGGATTTCTTAACAGCGTCTTTCCTGTCAGGCTTTACATTAGCGAATAATTCTGGGTAATGTTTCTTGAGTGTGTCTATATCATGACCTACATATGTTTGCATTTCGACTTCAGTCATACCGTAGGTTAAGGCACAATGTAATTTGCCTTTATCAAAGTTGTTAGGCTCATAAGGTGGCCTACCATTACGCTTTTTAACTTTAGTCTCAGCTACTGCTTTAACTGTATTATTTTTGACCATTTAAATCACCTTACTAGGTTAATTTGCTTTATATGCCCGAAAAAGCTACTGCTTTTTCATTAATCTTTCTTTGCTTTTCTTGCCAATGCGCTCAATATAGTTCTATTAGATTTCTTTAAGTCTGTACCTAATTCTACTACGTCATTAAGCTTTTCAAGTATATGTTTCATCTGCTCATCAATAACATTTATCTTAATTTGAGCATTAACCATATTACGCTCTAATTTATCTTGACGGTTAACGCCCCGCTTAAATAGGAACACACAGTAACTCATAAATGCTACTATACCAGCTGATATAACTTTAAATACATTCTCATCCATTATTTCGCCCACCTATTTTCTGTAGTAAAGGATCTAGAACCTTATTAATTCCATCTACTTGTGCCTGAGTATAGCCATTCAAGTTAACTGTTTGCTTCATTATATCAAATATTTGTGCTTTCGCTTGCTCTAAATTCATCCCACTAGCTTCGCCTAATGCTTGTATTTTAGCTATCTTACCCTCATTACGTTGATTCCATACCTCTTGTAATGAAGTTAATACAGTAGTCATTGCATTAGCTGCTATTGGTAATCCCCATATAACGCCTATAACTAAAGCCCATAGTTGGAACCATCCAACTGGAACTAAAGCTAAGTTATCGAATATTCGTTTACCGAATTCAGGGAATACACATGTGATTAATATAGGAAGAGACAACATACAGAATGTAACGAATTTAAAACCTTGTCCAGTAGCGTTTAATTTATTCTTTTCAGACTCAACAGCAGCTTGAGCTAGATCGCGACTCATTTCTAATTTATTTTGCTCTACCTTCATGGCTAAATCAGCACTAGCTTGCACTTGTAGTGCTTTAGTCTTGAAGTATTGGCCTAGTGGGCCATTTTCCCCAAATATTCCGCTTATCAAAGGAGCTAAAAGAGTAAACCACATAGTAATACACTGTGAGGGTAGTTAGTTATGCTACAAGTATATTATGAAAAAATATTAATGTAAAGAATTTG